ATATTTCTAAAATATATATTTCTAAAATATATATTTATAATTTTATATATTTCTAAAATATATATTTATATATTTATATATATTTTATATATTTATATATTTATATATTTATATATTTATATATTTATAATTTTATATATTTCTAAAATATATATTTATATATTTATATATTTATATATTTTATATATTTTATATATTTATATATTTATAATTTATATATTTATATATTTATAATTTATATTTTAGAAATATAAATTATAAATATATAAAATATATAAAATATAAATATATATTTTAGAAATATAAATTTTAGAATACAATTGAAAAAGTTTATGCAAATTGTACATTTATTTTGAAGGTTTACTTAGCCTCCATTTAACATAATTTTCTATGTTCTTTTTCTGAGATACTTCATTATCTAACATCATCTCGTTTACAAGCATTGTTTCATCTGGATCAGTAAATTTAGACCAAGCACTTTCAAAATCTTGATCGAGTTTGTTTTTCTTTTTATTAATTTTTTTATCTTTGACGATGTTTATATGTTTAATTTTTGGAGTTTCAATAATTGTTAAAAGTTTTTCAAAAGTTTCATCTACTTTTTTTTGTCTTATTTGATCAATTTGATCTTTAGAATAATTGTGTTGTGAATTCAATACTTTTACAAATATATCTTTTCCAATTAATACTATTCCTTCCCAAATATTATCTTGTGATTTATACCCATATAATGGACATCCTCGAGTAAGATTTGGAACATATTTTTCAAGACATTCAGTTATACTCATTTTACCAATTAAAGGTACACATTCAATATTCCAGTTAGACATAAAATTCTTGAGATCATTTGACATATGTATTACCATACTATTTGAATTTTTATGCCAATGAGATATTTCAAATGTTACAGGACAAGATTGAAAATCTGTTTCAGAAAATTCTACCCTTATAGCAAAGACGTGCCATGTTTTATCTTGTGGTAGAAGTTCTCCATAGATTATGATATCACTAGCATTATAAAAGTACTCTTTTTTCATATTATCGAGTGTTTCATAAGATGGAAGAAGTGAACGAATATCTACTTTCTGAAATATAAGTTTACTTTTATTAACTTTTGACGATTGATTATCTGTATTTTCTTGGTGACGATATTCTAGTACTTGTCGTCTTGACCTTATAAGTTTAGTTGAAATTCCAATATTACATCCATTCTCTTTTTCGGTAATATAAACAATTTCGTTAGGATCAAACTCCACTTGGAATAAATGTTTAGTTTCAGACCACTCCATTATTTAATATATTTATAAACATAAAATTATAAATTTTATAGTCAAATTATTTTTAATTTTCTTGTATATTATTTATTATTAACTCTATTTTACCTATAAATTTCGGTATATCAATTACCGAAACAATACGCATACAAATATGATTGTTATTTTCATATTGAAAAAATTGAATATCTTTAGATAACTGTGTTAATTTACTTAAAACTGTAATTATTGATCCACATATATTAATTGAAAAAAGTTTTTCATCTTTATTCAATGTTCCATAAGTTATAATTAATGGAGCAATACTATAGCTTGTAGATTTAAATTGTATAAATGTTGGACATTGAGTTAATATTTCAACTGTTGTACATTTCATACCTATAGATTTCTTAATATTTTGAACACCAGATGATGGCAATATGAATGGAACTTTACAAAATCCAACAGTTTCAACAACTTTACGTTTAGTTGTATCTATCTTTGTATAATGAGATGATAAAGTAATTATTTTTTCTTCATTTCTACCAATCATACCATCATCAATTATTGTTAAAATTAAATATTGTTTTTCTGAATTTTCTAAGATTGTATGAGTCATAATGATTCTATCTTTTTTCTTAATATTTCTACAAAGTTTTTGTAAAGATTTTGTATCTATTTGAAATTTAGTAGGTTTATTCAATATAAAACTATTAAAGTGATTTCTTTCAAGAATTATATAAAACGCAAATTTATTCTGTTTAGGTTTTTCACAGGTTTCTGTTATTTTAATACCATCTTCATCTATATCCATCCAACATTTATCTACACATGTAGATAAAAAATCAATTAAAGATTTGAAAAAACATCCGTTTTCTATTTTAATTTCGAAACATTTTTCCATTTTATAATTATATACTTTAACAATAATTAAATGGATCCAGCTTCGCTGATGACAACTTCGTTGGAATCAGACAATGAAATTGAAGATGAATATGTAGACAAAGAAGATAATCTAACCGAAGAAGATTGGAAGAATAAGTTATGGACAGATTTTAAATTAACAGAAAAAATTTCTGATACATACAGAGAAACTTATAAATATGTAAAAGAAGTTAGAAAGTCAGACTATAATGAGAATTATCCTTTAACATATGTAGATCATTCTTTCGGATCTATCCCTCCTATTTCAACATTTACAGATATAGAAAATATAGTTAGATTTTCATCTAAATATGTTAAACCATTTTTTTATGAGACATTTGAACATGGTATGATGATTAGTACTACAGATATACTTTATTTATCTGAAGATGAAATTTTTAGAAGATTAAATTTTTTTAAAGATAGAGGTATAAATTTCAGTTTACATTGGTATGGATATGAACATTTATCATCACTTTTAGGATGGGCATGTGAAAATAGACACGTAAAAGTTGCAAAAGTATTAATAGAAAGATTTAATATGATACCTGAGGATAGAGATTTTTTTTGTGTAGTTTTATCCTTTCATCCTGATCTTACAACTTCAAAATATCATCCGGTTATAATTGAACTTATTAAATTATTTTATAATAATGGATATCAACCTAAACCACATATGTTTGTTGGATTTGAATATAGTTATAACAAATATTATAAACATTCAATTTACTTGAAAGAAGTTCTCCAAGATTTATTTTAATATCAGTTAATTATTTTACATAAAATTTATTATTTTTTCTAGATTAATCTAATCGTAAATTATTTTATATCTACTCATTTAGTTTTTGAAAACGCTAAAATGGAAGCAGTTATGGAAAGAAAGGTAATTATGCTCTGGGACATTGAAAATGTTCAGATTGCAAAAGAATTTCCTTCAATTTTTGAACTGATGATTTCACAAATCAACAAATATGCAGAGAAACACAATCATGTACTTACTTACGAAATTGTAATGTTCGTAGGAAATCCATCGAAAGTTAATGCTGACATGCGACATTTTATAAACAATGATTATCTGTGTCTTAGTTCTATGCTTATAGACTCGTTTGATAAGAACAAGCCTGCAAACTCGGCAGATCGAAAAATTCAATCTATACTTTCTAAATTGGTTTTGTGGAGACAAAGCAATGATTATGTTGTGCTAGTATCATCGGATCGAGATTTCAAATCTATTTTACCTACTACCCCTGTTGAAAATGTTATCATTATCTTTGCTCAAAGATCTAATACATCTCTAAGTGTGGAGAAATCTATTTCTCAAGATAGATTTTTCTACATTGACGATATTCAAAAGAAATATCTTGCAGAACAAAGAGCAGTTGTTATGGAACGAGCTGCTCATGCTGCAGCTATTGCTTTTGATAATTTGTATCTAAATAACAAAACTTCACCGGAGATTTCTCCAGAATCTTCGTTCGAACAACCAACATTTTATTCTAATGCTACATATATTCCTAGATCCGAAGGAATGATGTCTCTACGAGCCGGTTCCAACGAAGTTGTCAGCGGCAAAGCCGGATCCGGCTCTGCCGTCGACAACTCTGTTGGATCAAGTACTTCTTACACAGATCTCAATGTAACAGCTTCAGATTCTAACAGTTATACAGATTTTTATTCTCCATTTTCAACAAAACGATTTATAAAGTCTACGACGCTAGGATTACAAACTAGTTCTGTATATTCTAAATGTCAGAAAAATGATAGTAGAAAACGTCAATGTTATTACTGGAACGATCCATTACATGATAGATCAAATTGTATGTTTTATCATCCAGATAAAGTGTGTAACTATGTTTTGAATTGTATTTTCAAAGCTAAGGGTTGTTTAAATGCACATCCTTTTTGTGAAAATCTACCAGATAGATGTAAATGTATTGTAATACACGAGCAATACAACCATATCTTTCGAAATAAAATTGTTCAATAAAATTTTTAAACTATGTAGTGTAAATAGTTTAAAAATTTTAAATTATGTAGTGTACATAGTTTAAAAATTTTAAATATTAAATAAATATTATTCAACAAAATGGAAGTTTATGTTGATATAGGTCTTAAAAATTTTTGTTATATTATACATAACAATTTAGAAATAATAGATTTTAATATTATAACTTTAAAAGATTCTATGTTGAGTATAGTTAAAACTTTAAATGATTTTGTTAAATCTTTAAATGTACATTGGTATATTGAATCTCAAATTAAAAGAAATACTAGATGTGTTAAAATACAAACTATACTTCAAACTATTATACTTTTGAATAATCAAAAATATGAAATGATTCAACCAAAAATGAAATATAAGATTTTCAGTACTACGGGTATGAAATATTATCAAAGAAAAAAGTGGGTAATAGAAGAAGGTACAAAATATCTTAATAAACTTAAAATATCTCAGGAAATATTAACCAAAATTAATCTTTTGATTAAAAAGGATGACTTTTTCGATTGTATAATGATGATAGTTTGTAAAAATAATTTATAATTTTACATTGTATTTAACATTCGTTATAAAAAAATGGTTAGAGTTATAATATTGATACATGATATTTCATTTCAAATGCATAATCAATAGATATTAATCAATACAATATCAGTATCATTTAAAATTTTATTACACTTTAAGCAGTAAAGTTTAGATATTATAATTTTATAAATACATATTCACAAATATATATAAATTTTATAAAAGTTTTATGAACTAAATATTATTTTGACAGATTCTGGAATATTATTGTTATATACTTTAATAATAATATCAGGTATATCACCATCATATCTATATAACTGAAAATAAAGTTTTTTATATTCTACAGGAAAATTATCATAAATATATTCAAAATCTTTATCTGAGAAAGTATTCAATTTTACTTTTATATAATCGTAAGAAATTTTTAATTCATTTAATTCGGTTACTAAATATTCATAATAATTATCACAATCTGAACCACTAAATGAATATTGATATTCTTCATCCTGATAATATTGCATCAATTTTTCAATTTGTTTGTTTAAATATTCTTCATTTAATTCTATTTTACATTCTACCAATCGAGAAACACAAGTTTTTAATAAAATATTAATTAGAGAATAACCTTCTATATTTAAATTACATTTAATTGATAAATCTTTTATATATGAGAAGAAGGATTTAATTATTTTAATAATTTCAATCTTAATACAATCTAAATTGTATACAAGATTACTTTGTTTCATTGATTTTTCATAACAATTTTGACAGATATAAGGATTCAATTTAAAATCTGATGGAACATATATGTTTACTCCTTTTGCAAATTCATGAATTTGACTTGTTAATCTTGTGATTATATGATTATCCATTTTTAAACTAGTTTTGCATCTATCACAATAAATATTCATTGATAAATCTTAGAAGTTTCTATAAAAAGAATATAGAAAGTTTTATAAATTTTTATCAGTTAATTACCATTTCTGTTTTTAATATTTTAAATACATAAATCACAACAATATACATTATTTGCAAAATCACTATAATAAGATATATATTTAAGTTCTTGATTAGATTTAAGTCTACTTATTATATTATTTATGTAATCTTGTCTAACTTCATTACGTTTAAGTAAACATTGTTGACATATATTTTTACAAAAAAGTAATTGTTTCTTGTACACTTCTTCAAAAGAAGTTCTATTTGTAACTGTTAGTCTAGTTAAAAAATCTAATAGAGATATTTCATTTGTATTTATCGTATTATTTTTTAATTTTTCCATTAATTCTAAAATTTTACAGTTATTATAAGATTCATTTATTCCTTTTTTAATTGCTTTCATAATATCATATTCATCATTATTAAATTCTATACCATTTTTACGTTTACAAATTAAACAAAATAATTCTTCTTCATATTTTGGACTTGTGAATTCTAGATGAAAATTAGGACTTATTCCAAATTTCTGTAAAATTTGTATAATATCATCTCTATATTTATTTTTATAAGTATTACGAACTAGACTACAACGTTTACATCCTTTAATATTTTTATTTTCTGGAAAAGTAACTATATGAGTTTTGTTTTCGAAATTTGACATAATAAATAAATTGATTTTACAATTAGATTTTATAAATTTTACAAATTCTTATCAATTTGTAACATAGAAAAGTTTTAATGAAAGAAATAAGTTTTTAAAATTAGATCTTTAATTTTTAAAGATTCAATTATATTTTTATTTCTTAAATAATGAAAATTAATAAGAGCATGTCTTAGATTTTGAGGAATAGTAAATTCAGGATTTCTATGTAAAGATACTTTTTTATCAAGATAAATATAACATGAAATATTTGAATGTGGTTGAACCGGTTTTGCCGTTGACAACTCCGTTGGAACCAAAGAAGTTGTCGACAGCGAAGCTGGAACCAAAGAAGTTGTCGACAGCGAAGCTGGAACAGATAATGTGTTTACATTTAGATGAATAAATGGGGCATTAATATATCTAAACCCACATCTATCAGAAACATATGCAGCTACTGTTATTAAAACTTTTACCCAAAATAAACTAGTGAAATCATTAATTGTAAAATGTCTTAGTTTATTATTACATTGACATAATTTAGGATTATCTCCACATATTTGTTGTAAACAAATTGTATCTTTTATATAAATATCTGCAATATAAATTACGTATTTATCCAATGAAGCTTTTTCTTCCCAATAACAATTTCTCCAAAGTATTTTATTTGTATATAATGGTATCATTGTTGTTTGAAGAGCATTTTCTTGATCTAATTTTCCATGAAATAAAAGTTTTACATATTCTGAATACCAATCAACATTTGGAAGATCTTCTCTGTCCATTATAACAATATTTGATGAAATATTAAACATTTTATTACGTTTATCAAATAAATTAATCATTATTATTCGATAGTTTACTTCAAAAAATATAAATTTTACTTTTAGTTTATATTAATTTCAAGAAAAAAATGAATTCAAAAACTGAAGGATCTGAAAAATCTCTTCTTAAATCATTTACAGTTATACCCGGTTATGAAATATTTCCAAATATGAATGAAATATCTTGGAAATTAAAACATAATATTCCATTTTTAGCTAGATACAACTATCCAACACTTAGAAAACAACTTAATGAAGTAAAAACATTAATACAACTTAGAAAAATATCTTCACTTGAAGCTTTAGATTTTATAGGGACCATAATGACTTGTTGTAGTGAAACAGAATGGGTAAATTTTATAAGTGAAGTTTTTGATTTTCTAGATATACAAGATAAACTTAATATTTTAAAAAGTATAATAATAGAATATTTAGAAGATAATAGTGAACATATAATAGAATTATTAAATAATTTATTCATTAAAGTGTTAACAGAATCTGCTAATTTTACATCTGAGTCTCAAGAAATTATTTTAATGAATACTACTTTTCTCGATACATTTTTTTTTAAACCGATATCTTCAATGAAGCCTAGAAAATTATCAAAATTATCAAATATCATTTCAAAATTAGTTATCAATATAGTAGATTTGGTAACAAAAGAAAATAAAATAAGATGTCTTGAAATAATGGTTTCTTGTAATTTTACAAAACCATTAATTAAAAAACATCATTGGGAATTTTTATTAAATATGTTATCAGATGAACAAAGAAATATTGAAGATTTCTCTGGGAGAATAATAGGGATATTTTTACAATCTCAAAAAAAGAAATATATTAAAAAAGCATATGAACTTCTACATTCTAATAAATCTAGAGTAAATGATGATCCAAATAACTCTCATTATTTCGAATTGACAGATAAAGCTATAGAAGATATCAGTAAATGTATAGAAATAGATATCATTAATGAAATTTCTAATGAAGGAAGATCTATATTGAATGAATCTGAATTTAAAAAGTTAATTGATATTTTAATCTTTTCTATTAATTCAAATTTTGAATATAGACCCAATGTAAATCTTATTTCTACTCTTATATTTGTATGGACAAATATTACAGATAAAAAATATTTTATCAATGAACTATTACAATTTGGTCAAAATGCATGTGGATATGGTTTGATGATGAATATGGTAACATTTTTAGGTCCTGAGTATATATATATTAATGAAATATATATGCAAAAGGATGAAGTTGTTAAATATATACAAAATAATGAATTGGATATAAATGAAAATATAAAAGACAGTATTATAGAGGCATGTAAAAATTTAGGATATAATAGTGAAAAAATTTTAAAAGTATTTAATTTGTAAAAATGTCTATTGAAGATATATTATACATCAAATATTTAAAAGTAGTAAAAAATTTTAAAAGTATTTAATTTGTAAAAATGTTTATTGAAGATATGATAAAAAAAATAAAACAAGAATGTAACTTAAAAAATTTAGTATGTTTGTGTATTGGAAAAAATAAAATACAATTTGATATATGTTTAAAATTAAAAGATAAATTAAATCCTATAAAAGCTTATTATTTTGAAGATATTATGCATTTAACAGAAGATAAAGTCAAGATACTAAATGAAAAAGGATTTTTTATAAGTAAATTACTTAAAAATTATATTAGATCCGACGAACCAACATTATTTTATGTTCCAAAATGTGTAAAAATAGTTTATTTTTATATACTTTTTGCAAATACAAATGATACCTTAAAAAATGTATATATTTATGGAAATGATTTATTGTGGTTATTGAGTAATTATATTAGATCTAAAATAGATTCTAATTTAATTGATATGTTTAACCATATAAAATCAAATCAATCTTATATTCCTAGAAATAATATTGATACATATGACGATAAAAATGAAAATGAAGAATTTTATTATTTTAAATATTTACCTCCATTTTATGGATATTTTATTAATGAAAATTATATATTAGTTTCTCAATTGGGAACTATTGAGAGATTTATTTCAGATGGTAGTCCAAACGAAATAAATTTAACAAGAGATGAAATTAAAATATTAGTAGAATATTTAAAAGAATTTGGTTTAATAAATAGTACATTTGTTTGTTTCAATTCAAGTATAAATTTTAAAAATTATTTAGACATTTGTACTAGATTAGAACAATATTTTTTTAAAAAAATTATGATTGTAGATACCTTTTTAAATAATGGTATACCAGATGCATGTTTACATCGTCTAAAAAATTTTAAAATTATAAGATCTGATCTTGTAAACATACATTTAATTTCTGATGAAAAAGTATTTTATTTAATACCAGAATTTGAAAACTTTTATTATACAACAATACTTTGTTGTAATGAAACCAATTTAAAAAATATATTTATACTTGGACATGACATTTCAATAATATCACAATCTGAAGAAATGTGGGATAAATATATACCTTGTTTTAAAAATCTTAAGCTAATAGTTAATAATATTCAAAGTATTTCAATTGGTAATAAAGTATTTTCATATTTTGATAAGAATATAAAAAATTTTAACTTGTGTCCTTTGAATAAATTTACATATAATTGTACAAAAATATCAAATATTCATAAAATATTTTAAAAGTATTTAACTTGTAACATCGTGAATATTAATCATTTCAAATTCATCGAAATCTTCTTCATTTTGATTAGTTAACATCATCAAAGGATAATTTATAGTAGATAATCTACATATAAAAGGTTCAGTTTGTTGTGATTTATCAAGTTTTTTAACTTTAATTATTGGATTAATTTGAAAAGGTTCATTATATTTACGTTCGAACATACGCAAATACCAATTTCTATCCGGGCGTTTATCAATACAAATTTCTGAATGAAATTTAAAATGATCTCCTAGAAATAAATAAAAAAATTGTCTAACGCAATCTCTGTTAACAATGTCGTTATGATCTCCTATGAAGTATGCAAACTTTTCCCCATTAAAAGTTCTAAGAACTTTAGGAAGATATGGTTCAAAATGTGAAATTAGAACATTACATTCTGGATTATTATTTACATGTTTTATTTCAAATTTGTGTTGTTCATATACATCAACATTACTAATGTTCCTTGTGTTACAAATAAAATTACTAGTGTCTTGTTTACGTAGATCTTCGATAATATGGTTATCATCTGGCATCATAACAAGTGCTTTGTCTTTTAAACAAAATTTTGAAAGTTCAACAATACCTTGATAATATTCAGACGTTGTGGTATTCATTAAATAGCAATACCATTGATAATATGTAGACATTGTGGTATTGGTATTTATGAAATAACAAAATTGTGATATAAACTAAATAATACAACTAAAAAAATGTAGATAAAATTTACATTTCAAAATAGTTACATAATTTTAAAATCATGTAAAACGTTTAATTCTTTTTAACATATACAAATTCATTTGCAGGTTCATCAGATTCATCAGTAGATTCATCAGATTTATTCATTTTAAGTTTTGACACATCAGATTCCAATTGTAAAATTCTAATATCAAGACTATTTATTGTTTCTTCTATATTTTCAATCTTTTCTGTTAAATCAGTCAGTATATGACTATGATCAACTTTTAGTTCTTCAAATGTTTCTTGTAGATATTCTGTAGTATCTATATTTTTTTCAAATCTATCTTCTAAACTTTTAATATAAGAATCATGGTTTCCAATTTGTAATTTTAATTCATTAAAATCTAACTGAAGTTGTTTATCATTATAAATTCGTTTCATGACATCTATTTCTTTATTGTCTTGTTTTACTTCTTCGAATTGTTTATTTTCAATTTTTACATTTATATCTTCTATTTGTTTTTGTTTATTTTCAATGTCAACTTTTATTTGTTTTATATGATCTTTAAGATTACTAATTTCTAGATCTTGTTCTGCATTTTTTTTTGAATATATTTCAATCATGTTAATATTAAAAAAACTTTCATCATTTTTTCTAATACAAAACATCATTTTTCTACCTAAGGTCATATCCATAGTTGAACATGTGTTAAAATTTGAATAAATATAATCTAAAACTTTCGTTTTTTCTTCGTAAGAAATAGTAACAGTTTTATCATAATAAATATATACTAATCTATTACAATTAGACATTCTCAAAACATCTACAAGATAAGGTCTATAACATGCTATTATTGTGTCATATGAAATTTCTTTCATATATTGTTTTACAAGTTTTTCATCCCATGTATCTTGATCAAATAAATAACTTACATTAATTTTACATCCTAATGCTTTCAATATAGAAATCTCATCAACTTCATTTGTAACTTTTGTAATATAAAGTGTATCAGTATCTTTTATAAATTCAACAAGTTGAAAATGTATTTGGTTCATAGATTTTAATACATGTAGAATTGAACTATCATGTTTTATACATTTAGAAAGATCTAAACTGGTAGAAATTTCCATAGTTTGTCAAATGTAAATATGTAATATATAAATAAATTTATTTTCATAAAAAATATAAATTTTCTACATTTAAAAAAAAATTTATATTTTTTATTATAATATTCAATATAAGTCTTTCTAAAGACTTCAAAATTTCATTTGGTGTAGACAGTGGGATTCGGCCACCGTTTTGCAAAAGTACTGCTGAGGCAAACTGTCGCAATTGGCACTGCACTTACTACCATCCCGGCAGTGCTTCTACTGATCGAATTGTCAGAAGACAATCTGCAATTTGAATTGTGATAACATCATCTCACATATTATCATACAACTATTGCAAAACGGTGGCCGACACAATTTATCATCATATTTATGATGGCATATACTATTGAATGATTTTTATCATTCAATAGTATTAAGTAATCTGAGTATTTTATACTTTGATTACAGTTAAGATACTTAAATGATTTTTATCATTTAAGTATTTTGAGGCATGCGGCGATTATATTTGATAGTCGAGCTGCTTCTTGTATGAGATATATTCTCATGCAGCCGCTGCTTTTTCGTAAGAAATTGCAAGTTCGGCTATAAGTAATCTGAGTATTTATACTTAGATTACCATATACTTGAATAATTTTTATTATTTAAGTATAATATTTTGATGTGTTGATCTCAGTTACTCTATGCCACGCCAGTGCTTCCATTGGCGGGACATAGTTCGGCTAGAGATCGAGGGCGTCCCAAGTGCATCAAGTATATTGTTTGCAAGTAGGACGCATGTTTTATAATTCTCATGAATTGTAACTATTTTAAAATATTGTCTATCATTGATTGTAATATGTTTATATCATGTAAACCATTAACAAACTCATCAAAATTATATAATTCATATAATGTGATTGGTCTATTTGTTATCAATTCTAAGATTTTAGAAAGTAAAATATGTGCACATCTACCATTTCCATCAGAAAATGGATGTATTTCAAGAAAATCTCTGACAAAATATGCTCCAAATTTTATGATAGATTTTTTTTTACCTTGTAATTGTTTTTTATTTTTTAAACGATTAAATGTTTTAGAAGATTTTAATAGTAAACTTTCCAATTGTGATTTTATAAGATTTGGTGAAGTATATAAATGAAATTCATTTTTATATACACAATATCTATCATATTTAGCTAATTGTCCTGGAGGAGTATAATCAATATTGTTAAACATATTGAAAATTATATTTCTATCAATATCTTTTTGAAGTGTTTTATTCATTAAACATATAGATTTTAAATTGAATAATGTTGTTTCATTTAAATTTATATAAGTTGAGATAATATTGTTAATAGGAGTAGTGTCTTCAATATCTATACCTTCATTTATACAAATTTTGTAAGCAAACTTATATAATTCTGACATTTTAATTAAAATATAAGTATCAATTTTTCAGTTTATTAATATGAACAAAAATATAAAATATTAACGAGATAAATGTGGTTCTACTAATTTTTCAAAATTAACTTGCTCTCCAAATTCTATTTTCCAAATTTTTTTATAAAGAGATCTAAAAATTCTAGGTTTAAATTTCTTTTTCATTTTATATATTTTTGCTCCATCATCATCGTCTATATCAATTTCCCACGGTAAATGTAGAAAAAAACTATATAATACATAAAAATATGCTTGATAATCAGTTCTAAAACTGTTGTATCTATATCCTTCATGTTGTTCAAAAGACATATAATCTATTTTACCTTCATGTTGATATCTTTTATATGTTCTAATTTCTCTTGGAGGTACATAATACTGAGCAAACCCAAAATCTGACAAAACTATAGAATATTCAGATTTACGTTTACATACTAGTATATTAGAAGGAGAAATATCTCTATGTAAAATATTATTATTATGAATTTCATCGACAGCTTTTGCAATCTCTTTCATAGCTATAATTAAAAATGATTTATTCCTTTTTACATATTGATCTGATAAGGATGCACAATATAATGGTAATACTATAAAACGTATATCAGGAATTGATGGAACTTTACCAAACCCTAAGATTTGTATTATATTAGGAATTTTACGAAGTCTCAATAAAAAAGGTATTTCATGATATATATCACCAATTTTAATAGCTACATTTTCATCTGTTATATTTCCTTTATAAACAACTGCTTCTCCACCTTCTCCGAGATATACATCTATTGTAACAGAAATCTTATTAAACGTTTTTAAAACTGTACCTTTTTTTATTTTTTTAAGAATTTTCTCCATTGTCTTCTTACGACTTTTATGTTTTGAAATTTCACGTTCATGATATTGATTACACATAGGACAATCTATATCTAAATCCTGTTCTAAAGTTTCAAAAGGCATAAGTTCAAATAAAATTTCAGCAAGTGTTGTTAAACTTTTATTTGATACATCTATGTTTGGATTTATTCCATGTATTTTTTTAATAAAATCTATACGAGAAGGATCAGGAGTACCAGTTAAATATGTAAATAAATGTTCTTGACTATCATTTGAACTGCTACTACTCATTTTGATTGAAAGTAGTTTTAAGATAAAACATTTTTAATAAAAAATGAAACTTTCATTTCTTAAAAGTGGAGTACCTAAAATAATTCATCAAATATGGATAGGTAAAGAAATATATTCAAACGATTGGAAGAAAATGAAAGGATGGAATTATAAATTATGGACAAATGAAGATAATTTTCCTTTGACATGGTATATAATAGAAGAAATTTTAGAAAAAAAATAAAATAGTTTATTCAAAGATTGCAGATCTTATGAGATTGGAAATACTTTATCATTATGGAGGAGTATATATAGATATAACTATTGAAAAAAGAAAAAATTTGACTTCATTATTAGATCATAAAGATTATAAATTTTGTATTTCAAATGAAGTAGATGATGAATTGGATCAACAATACATGTCTACAGGTTTTATAGTATCTATTCCTCATCATAAATTTTTAAAAAAACTTTTATCAGTAAAAGTTTTAAATGCTATAGATTTAGATATGCCTGCAAATAAATGTACAGGACCTTATTTTGTTAGAAAATATATGAAAAAAAACTGATGATATAACAGTTATACCAAGAAAATATATATATCTTATCGATTGGAGAGATCCAAATAAATGTATAGTATACAATCCACAAAGAGGCTTTAAAAAATATACATACTTTAGCAATGTATTCTATGTTAAATATCCATGTAAACTATATGATAAAGAAGGTCCATATATGCTAAAACATTGGGATGTTGGTGGTACATGGATTGAAAGATCTTAATAATAATATGATCCAAGTAACTTAAATCTAGAACTATCTGTAACAAAATATCCATCATAGGTTACAGCCATATCTATTTTATCAACAATAAAACAGAACTTATGCATATGAGTTGTACATTCTTGTTTAATTATTAAAAATTTATTATATATTTCTAATAATGTTGATAATGTCCATTTATCAAAAGTATAACTTTTTGCATGAGGAGAATTCCTACAAAATATACATATTAAAATCTTTCTATCGATTTCAAATACGTTTAGGAATTTCTATTTGTTGAATTTTATTTGAACATACTTTACAATACTTTTTATTATCTTCAAAAACTAATGTATTATCTTTAAATCTAAACCAATTATTTATGAATAATGTTAATATATGTATTGATGTCATATTGCATAGTAAATAATTATGATTAAATATAAAAAATGGCATATTTTTGTATTTAATATTATCATTTATAAAATTTTTCCATTTTAATTCATAACTTAAATCTTTATCATCAAATTGTAAATAAATTGGATAATATATTTGATTATTATATGAATTTATTTTATAATAAAATTCTATGATTAATTCTTTATAATAATGAGGTTTAACATAATTTTTAATCTTTTTGTAAATATGTTTCAATGAACTATAATGTAATATTTGTATAAATTTTTCAAGTGACAACTCATACAAATCTAAATCGCAAATAGATTGCATTGTAAAATGTACTATATGCTACTATTAAAAAAATACTAAATTTTATTGAAAGATAAATCATTCTTAAAATAGCAAAATTCTTTTTAAGTAAAACTATATCTGAATATAGTTTAACGAGTATGAATCAATCCATCATAACAAACTTCAAAATCTTGGTTTTCTATTGTAAATTTAAAAGAATGTATACTGTTATGTACATTTTTAATTTCTCGAAATTTATTATATGTTTTAAGCAATTCCAATAAAGACCATTTCGTAAATTCTATAATTTTAAAATGAGGACTCTGAAAAGAAAATATATCGATAACTATCTTACAGTTCATTTCAAAGTTTAAAATACGTTCAGGTACTTCTACTGATTTAAAAACTGTTTTTTTTTGAAATTTTATCATATCTTGAATCACTAATTTATCAAAGAAAATACGAAATTTTTCAATTTTCATTAAAGTTAGAATATGTTTTTGTGTCATATTACATAATAACATATTGTGAAAATATAGAAAAAAAAACATATCTTTGTATTTAATGTTATCTGCTATAAAATTTTTCCATTTTATTTCCCAACTTAAATCATAGCTATAATAACTAAATACAAGTTGTTTTTGACTTTTGCTATATAATTCTATCATTAAGTTTCTGTAATAATGAGGTTTTATATAATTATATATTTTATCATAAAGATCTCTTTCCATAGAATATAATATTTCTATAAATTCTAACACTGAGATATTATATAAATCAACAGTTTCTTCGTCCATAATTATATTTGAACTTAACCAAATATACTAAATTTTATTGAAAAAACGGTTCTGATTTTCTAGTTTCAGTTTCAAATCTACCATAATATTTTGGTTCATCTGGTTCTGCAATTTTAACTCCAGTTTTACGTTTAATATGCGTATAATTAGTTGCACAAAGTGTACCTTGTAAACCATCCTGAAATGGTACATGCAAATCTTCAACATCATGTATTTTTAACAATAATAATTTTACAGGACCTGTATTATTTGGTTGAACTTTAATAGTATGAGGTAATATATATCCTCTTTTTAAAAGTTCATTTGTACCTGTAATTTCTACATAATATCCTACAGGAGGTAAAAAAGCTATATCTGTTGTAAATTCATTAAAACCCATTAAAACATCATCGATTCTTTTATTTGTTCTATCGAAAATAGGAATTGGAAATGTAGCATTACTATCTTGACCAGCAAATCTCTGAGGTGGAAATTCATGATTTCCTGAAATATACAATAAAGGATTTATTTTATTATAAAGTTGTTTAACTTGCTGATCTTCCATTTTCTAAAACATAATACTTAACTAATAGATATAATTTTCTAAAATATAATTATAATTATAATTTCTCATCAATTAAAAAAACTATTTAAACCTATCCATTTTAAACCTTGAGGTTGTTGTTCTTGTTTATGTATTTCATATAATTTTTTGTTTTTCAATTTGTTTTTTTCTAATTCATTTAATTCAATATATTTTGGATACAAATTTATTACGATCAATTTGAGGTTAATGGACGATTATTCTGCATTTTTATAAAATACAAAAATTAACTATAAAATATTACAAAATTATACAAAAACTTTCTTACTTTTTATATAGATTTCAAATGCTTCAATATATAAAACAATAAATATTTGTAACATTTTGTGATTTTGAAATTTCAGATAAAGTTTTTATTAGAAACATTAAGGTTTTTTGTACTCCTAGCGTCGTAGACGGTACTCCTAGCGTCGTATACGGTACTCCTAGCGTCGTATACGGTACTCCTAGCGTCGTAGACGGTACAGTATACGACGCTAGGAGTACCGTCTACGACGCTAGGAGTACCGTCTACGACGCTAGGAGTACAAATGAGAGGCTATCATTTAAAATATGCATAAAACTATTAATAAAATAAAAATAATAACTAATATTATTATTTTTATATATATGTTCAATTCAAATATTTTATTTCCTAATGTTTTATCTAGAAGATATATAAATATTAACATTAAAAATACACTTAGTATTATATTTTGATTATTATTCAAAGTAAACATCTCTTTAAATCCATGAGCTCCAAGTTTAGTAGTGTCAAACGGATAACTTGATATTGGAGCTTCTGTATGTGCTGGAGTAGATAACAATTCATAATTTGTAATATTATCTACTTGTCCAATTTGTTGTAAAGGAGTCCAATTTTGAATAGGTTGTGTATAATTTGATGGAGTGCCATATAAATGTGTATCCGGTCTTCCCCATTTATCATATGCGTTAAATTGATTTGAATATAATCCTCCACTCCAGTGATAATCTTGTAAAACTTGACCACCAGGTGAAGATCTAATCATCCCATTATATGATTGTCGCATTTTTAACAGTAAAATCTTTGATTTAGAATAAAAAAATCTTTTGATTTTTATGCTAATTTATATTTTGAAATATTTATAGAATATAATATAATTAAAAATGTAGAATATATTGTAAATAATATATATAATAATATATCTCCAGTATATGTATTATTTCTAATTTTAAATTGATAATTTAAATATTCAAAATATAAAACTTTAGACACATTAAGAAATATAGTAAAATATAAAAATAATCTATATTTTTTTATTATACCATATATTGGTATATAAAAATCTATAAATAAACATAAAATAAAAATACATAGAAATATAAATTGAAAATCTTGAAAATTATTATACAAATCAATAAAAAATATTAAAGTTATAATAAATGAAATCAAATAATTAAATAAAATTCCAATCTTAATATATTTTAAAAATTTATTTTTACGTTTTAATATTTTAATGCTTAGTTTACATTTTTTATTTTTTATATCCTGATTCATTGTAAACTTTACGTAGATACTTTTCAATTAAGAAAAGTAATTTTTTTTTAATTGGATATTTTATTATTTAGTTGATTTATAGTTTAATAATTTTTCAATAAGATCAACATGACTCAATAACATTCTTCTACAACAATAATTTTTTATTTTTAATATATCTAATGCTTGTTCTTCTGTTTTTTCTTCAGATAATAATCGCAAATATGATTCCCATTTATTACCAATTAATTTTCCACAAGTAAAACATCTAATTGGAATAATCATTGTGTATCGTTTTATATTATAAAATAATTTATAATCTTTAATTTTTTAATTAGAATTATATTATTTATTATAAAAATTTTAATTTTAAAAGATTATAACACATTAAATAAAATTTGAATTATATTATTATAAAAATTTTAATTTTAAAAGATTATAACACATTAAATAAAATTTGAATTATATTATTATAAAAATTTTAATTTTAAAAGATTATAACACATTAAATAAAATTTTAATTTTAAAAGATTATAACACATTAAATAAAATTTTAATTTTAAAAGATTATAACACATTAAATAAAATTTGAATTTTAAAAGATTATAACACATTAAATAAAATTTTAATTTTAAAAGATTATAACACATTAAATAAAATTTTAATTTTAAAAGATTATAACACATTAAATAAAATTTGAATTATATTTTAATGTGTTATCCCTTAAGTTTATAAAGATTACAACATTGACCAATGTTATAAAAATATAAGTTTTAAATAGTGTGTCTTAAACAATTTCACAAATTCTCTAAATTAATGTTAATATTTATAACATTGATCGAATGTTGTGTTAAAAAATTAGATGACACGTAAGATCTCATTAATAATTAATGAGATTTCACATGTCATCTACTTGATGATTTCTTATCTATGTTTTTTAATTTTTTCTGAAGTCTTACATATTTTACGAATAAACAACTATAATATCGTTATCTACTATATATTTGATAACTTCCATAATATATCGAGATTCATTTTCAAGAAAGTCAGTTTGATTAATTGTATTACATTTATAATTATTTTTACATACATATCCTCAAAAATACGATCACATTCAATATAAAAATCTAATTCTCAATGCCATCCAACTATATTAACATTACTTTATGTAATATTTTTAGAATGATATCTCTGTCTGAAAGTTTATTTCTTTCCTGTAAAAATAACATGTGAAAGTAAAATATTTCAATAAGTCCAAAGGGTTGTAAAAAATATTAAATCGGAAATTTTCTGTAAATAATGTATTTTTATATATAAAAAATATAAATTTTAACTATATATATACAATATAGTTAGACTATTTCAATAATATTACAACAAATATTTACAAAACTGTAACAGAATTATTTGAATCTTGATGAACTTCTTGTGTATCTGTCATAATATAACGTTCTGGATGTTGGCAATCACGTGTTTTGAAAACTTTGCATACTAGTAGTTTTTTAGATGTAAATTTATTAATAATGTTAGTAAGTTGTTCACCATCTTTAAGTTTGAAAACAATCCTATGAACAGGATTTTCCATATTTGCAAACTGTTTTAAATAATTTTAAAACAAAAAATATAAATTTTATTAACTATACCCTCCTGGTATAGTCACCTCATGGTGAGATGTTATACTTGACATGTTTAACCATCACACATGATATTATCTTTCAAGGTTACAACATGTCTCCACCGCGTCGTCTACGAATAGACCTGCATATAGCCGCGCTCGACGAGATTCTTCATCGTATCGTAGATCAGATCGATCTCGCGCTCGATTTCAAAGACTTCCTTTCTTTTCTTCATCCTTCTACTCTTTTCGTAGAGAACAACAATAATCTTTTCGCGCGACGGAAGCCGTCGATTCCTCGACGTAACGATAATGTTAATAATCCAAAACAGCCAAAATCCGACTATCGCTCCCAAAATGTTGCAGATAAAACAATCGGAAATCTCAACGGAAAGCATTCTGGAATTAGCTTGTTGATATATGAATACATAACTAATTATAAAGAAAAAAATATAAATTTTTGTTAAATAGTTGATGGTTAAATTTATATATTACAATTTGAATAAAATTTATTGTCCACATTCATAGAATGTGAGCATAGATAAACTCTTAGAGTTTATTTCTGCTATCAGTTGAAACTTTTTTGTTTAAATTGCTTTTTAGGAATTGTCATAAAAAACGTAGAAAAGTATAAATAAGTACACAGAATAGACGGTGATAAATGTGATCATGTGTACTCCTAGCGTCGTAGACGGTACTCCTAGCGTCGTAGACGGTACAAAAGAAAATGTATAAACTCAAACAGATTGCACATACATAAGTGTAAATATAAATTCGCCATGTCTCTAATAATTTCAAGAAACGGAAACATCTTTGGTTCGCTTGTTATCAAAGAGTTCATTATCAGAATCGTACTTATAATCTGAATTATACCAAATGATCATTCAGACTTATAATCAATGACTTGAGTTTAGTTATCTAAACTATTCTTTTCCGTATTTTCACAATCGCGTTTATAAAACGCAAGTTGAGTATGAAATAACTAGATAAAGTCCGGACATTCCGTATTCATAGCGTCGTAGACGGACTCATAGCGTCGTAGACGGGACAACTTCGTCGGGACCTGTTCCGATATCTCTGCATTATTTCTTTGGTAACAATATCCAAATGATTATCGAGACAGCTCGAATAACGATTACCGGGATAAAGAACCTTAGAAACATGTCGAAAACATATTCAAACCAATATTGATAATCCATTTCGTCTTGTGATTCAAAACTTGAAGTTCAATTACAGTATAAATTACGAAGAAAAAATAATAATTTTTTGGTAATTCGTACATATATGAATTACAAAAAATTTATTTTATTCTAATTAGACCAGATTCAAGTAATTTATTTATAATATTTTTAGTTTCTAACGATTCTCTTCAATAAAAATAGGAATATTTCTATTTTGTTGTCTATAACTTGATTTTGAAAATCACTATTGAAAGCAACTAAATTTGGATTATTTATTCTTTCATAATGTATAAGTTTATTGTAAATTTCATAATATTCAGGAAATATTATTTGATCTAATATCCAATTTTATATAAAAATAATGTATATAATAATCATTAATAAATTTATAAATATGATATCCAAGTTGATTTAGTAAAAGTTAATAAACTTAAAAGTAGTTTTACAAATAGTATCATTGTTACAAATAGATACAATATAAATTGATATTAAAAATTTACCTTTTTAATATCAATTTATATTGTATTAAATCAAATAATCACAAAAAATACTTTAAATAATATTTTCATTTATTTAGATTTAATTTTAAAATATTAAATTTATTATTTTATTTTATTAATAAAAAATCTTAATTTTTGACTTTTAATTTTCTTTTAAAATGGGAGTCAAACAATACCTTTATCATATTAAAACTGTCTATTCAAGAAGTATAATACAAGATAAACTTGATATCGATTTAAACACTACTGCAATTCTTATTGATGGTAATTGTATAATACATCAAGCTATTGAAGAACTTTTATTCACAGATATAACTTCTAAACTAATAGGAAAAAAAACAGTAGAGATTATAAAATCGTATATTGATAATTATAATCATGCATATATAGTATTTGATGGAATACCTCCAAAACCTAAACAACATTGTCAAAAAGAAAGACGTCAAAGATCATTAATTGAATCAACAAGTCATGAAATTTCTGGTTTTATAATCGCTGGTACTTCTGAAATGAAAAATATAGAACAATATATAATTAAAAAATTACAAAGTGATAATGTATTTATAAATTCTTCTTTGAATAAAGGAGAAGGTGAACAAAAGATGATGAAAATTATTAAAGACATTTATAATAATTTTAATACATTTAAAGTTATTTCAGTAGATTCAGATGTTTTAATATTACTTCAATTAATTTTGGAAAATTTTAATGATAAATCTACTAAAAATATTTATTATTATACAAGTATGTTTAATATGTGTATAGATGTTCCAAAATTAAATACTCTAATGAAGAAAAAGTGTAATGCTTTATCAGATAAACTTATATTTTGGAGTATTATAGCAGGTAATGATTTTTTTAAAAGATTATCAGAACTACAAGATTATTCAATGTTACAAATAGAACAATTTGTAAACCATATAGTAAATATGTTTTGTACTCCTAGCGTCGTATACGGTACTCCTAGCGTCGTATACGGTACTCCTAGCGTCGTAGACGGTACTCCTAGCGTCGTATACGGTACTCCTAGCGTCGTATACGGTACTCCTAGCGTCGTAGACGGTACAGTATACGACGCTAAGAGTAAGTCTGATAAAACGGGAAACTTTATAATAAATTTTAAAGATTTTAACACTTTAAAAAAATTATTTCAACAAATAATTAATTTTACAAAACTATCAACATGTAATAAAGAAAATTGCTCAGATGAAAATATAAACAAGTACATAAATTTAATATTTTGGTTTTATGAATATTTTAATACAAATAATTATATAAATTGTGAACCAATTGATAATATTCCTTGTTTAAAATGTATATGTAATTATAATATGAATATAAAATTTATAGATCCTATTGATATTGATCATTTAGATTATGTTTTTGGATCTATAAAATTTACAAGAAGTTAAGGAAAAGGTGGTAAACCGGAAATTTGAGGTATAACTCCATCATTTCTCATAGCAGTATACATTGCAGACATAGAATTACATTGTGAAATATTCATACCACAACTTTTACAATTTGCAGGAGCTTGTAAACCTTGTTCATAACAAGGTCCTCCAGGACTTGTTGTAATACATGCATGTAATCCATTTCCATCATTCATATTATTATTAATACAGTTAACTACAAAAGATGCGTTAGGACCATACTTACTATTTAAACTGGAAGCTGACATATTATTAGGATTAGCTAAATTGGAACTTGTAGATGGAATAACAGGAGCAACCAATGTTGAAGGTGCTGGGACAGGATTTGAAAGTGTAGGTGTAGGTATTGAAGTTGATGGAATTGGTGTTGTAGAAGATGCTGGAGTATAATATGGACTCGGTGAAGTTGAAGGTGCAGTTGAAGTTGAAGGTGCAGTTGAAGTTGAAGGTGCAGTTGAATTTGATTGGTTGTTATAATAGTAATATCCTCCTGCACAAAATATGATTACTACTACAATAAAGATAATATTTATTTTTCTCATTTATTTGAAAAAAATTAGTTTTTTTAGAAATGCCATTTTATATTTGAATATGAAAACTCTTGTTGCAGTTGACTATTCAGGTTCTACAGCACTTGTTAAACTATATTGGGAAAAAGTAAATGATATTTATAATCATATTAAAAAAACTGAAAATGATATTACTTATATATTATGGAGTGATGATGTAACTATAGTCAATAATTTAGATAACGCTATAAAAGATCAAAGAGGAGATCAAGGATATCTATATAAATGTGTTACAAAAAGTAAATTGAAATATAGACATAGTGATGTACTTCCTTCACATGTTATTAAAATGTGTGAATGGACATTCAAAATGTTTGAAAAAGTTAAAAATGTACCTATTGAAGAAGCAATTAACAGATATAAAAATTCAATGAGTATTGAAAAACGAATTGTAATGGAAGCTTGTTAAATTATTAAAGGTTTAAATCTTTATAAATATTGATTCTTAATAATATTATTAAGAATATTATTAATTTTAAATTTACATTTGATTGTAAAATTTTGATTCTTAATAATATAAATATTAAGAATTTAAAGTTTAATTTTATAAATAAATCCTTTGAATCCATTATACCATCCATAAGCATGAAAATCTTCAATTAAATTGTTTGGTTTATTATTCAGAAATTGTGTTATACTATTTACAAGATTATTTTCAAATGTTGAAATGTTAGCAGGTTTATCAAGATATGTATTTTCAATATACATCCATTTTTTTGTTTTATGTTTTAAAGTTTTATTACTTAACGTATTAACAATACAAAAATCGTCATATGTAGTATGTTCAGATATAAAGTCTATGAGTTTATCAATTATTTCTTGAATATCATTTCTTTTAGGATAAATTATTGTATCTAAACTAGACAAATATGATTCATAAGAAATTTCAAATAATATTTTACATAGATTATCAATATTTAAAAATAAACTATATAATCTTTCTAATATCGCTTTTTTTTGATATTCTTCTTGTATATCTATAATTTGATTATCTCTAACTTTATTCATATAATCTTCTAATTCATCGTTTGAAAATTCCCATTGTACTTTTTCACGTAATAGACTTAATTCTTCTTTTGTCCAGACAATTAGGGTTTTATAAATATTAGAATCATCTAATTTTTCATTTTTAAAATTTATAAGAATAAATTGATGATTAAGTTCTAAAACAGTTGTCAATTGTGAATCATTTTCTAAACAATTATAATATGTATTTTTTAAATCGGTACCCATTTTTATAAATACGTTTTAACTCAATTTTTTATAAATTTTATATTGAATGAACAAATTTTAATTATAAAATGACTTCTCCACCTACAATGGAACAATGTTGTCAATATAGTACTTTGTCAAAATCATATCCATTCATGTGTACATCAGATCAACAAGCTCAAAGACAAGCAAATCCTAATTTATGTACTTCATTAAAATTAAATACAGCTGCAAGTTATGGTCCTCAATTACAAATAAGTACTCCTAGCGTCGTAGACGGTACAGGTTTACCAACATATGTTATTATTATTATTGCAGTATTAATTATAGGAAGTTTAGGAATAGGAGGTATGTTATTATGGTGGTTTGTAATTAAAAAATTTCTTATACGTAAAGGTTGGTATGTTATCTAATTAAATAAACATATTTCAATTCTAAGTTGATAATTAGAATTTCTTAGAATTAAATGAAAGAAGTTTTAATTTTAATTATAGCAATAACATATATTGTATTGTGTGCAATAAAAAATTGGGGAAGAAAATATTCATATATTGGTATAAGAAGAGATCTTATTAGAAAAGATTTAACAAAAGAAGAACGTTGTAGAATAATTTTTGAAAATATATTTGGTGTTTCTTTTGAAAGATGTAGACCTAATTTTCTTAAAAATCCTAAAACTGGTAAAAACTTAGAATTAGATGGTTATAATTCTACAATTATAACTCCATTAGGTATGGGTCTAGCGTTTGAATATAACGGAGAACAACATTATACATATGTACCAAAATTTCATAAAAGTCCAGAAGATCTTATAGATCAACAAGAAAGAGATAGACTAAAAGTTGCATTGTGTAAAAAAAACAAAGTATTACTTATAACAATTCCATATAATATTCCAATTAGCGATTTAGAATCTTACATAAAAAGAAAAATATATCTTGAAGGAGTATATTATTATTAAAAACAAAGTAAATATCGTGGAATACATCCTTCATCATATGGAGTTACATATATTGTAGGTTTATCTAAATTATTTACACCAATTTCATCTCTAAGACTATCATAGCATTTATTATTTGTTATATTCTCTAATATTATAACGTTACAAACAAATATTCTAAATGTTCCAACGAAGTTGTCAGCGGCAAAGCCGGTTCCAGAAATAGGTCCAGTATATAGACAACTATAGTCATAATTAGTTGCAAAATATGTACCTTTACCATAAGTAAATAACTTATTATATTTCTTTTGAAATCCATTAGTTAATATACTAACACAATATTCTGGTTTTGTTCCATGATATAATACTAATTCATTATAACCAATCATTTCCGATTCACATGAGATTTTAAAATTTTGATATTTTTGTTCTAGTATTTCATTGTGTATCTTATGTATACATATATTACTTGAATTAATCAATTTATCTTTGTATTCGTAATCGGAAATTGGTATTCTAGTTAAAGTATAATTCATAACTAACAAAAAAAATATATTGAAATTAAATAAATTTTTTCTAAACTTGTATTTTTTTTACTTATAGTTTATAATACTCTTATTGAAAGCTTATAATTTTTATCTTAACGGAAAAATAAATTAAAATGTCGAATAAACCTACAATTTTAAGAAAAGTAAAAATTGCAGATTCAGCTAAAAAAAGCAAATATTACAATTCTCATGATGATAGACATTTATCCGATGATGAATATTATAACTCAAGAAGTGAAAAAAATTATAGAGATCCATATGAAAAAAAAAGAAGTGATCGTGATTATGATAAAGTTGATGAACCCTATAGTTCATCAAAAAGTAAATCTTACAGTGATTACGATGAAAGAAATATTGCACATTCGAAAACTTCAGAATATGATAGATTAAAGCGAGGACAAAGAAGCGAAAAAAAGATTTCAGAATCGGAAGAAGAATCGGAATCAGAAGTTGAGATAGATTATAGTATATTACGAGATGGTAGTATGAGAAAATTTATGAAAGATATTGGAATAACAAGAGCAAGAAGTGATGTAACTAAGTATGTAAAAAAAGAATTAGAATATCTAGTTAAAGACTTTATAAAAAAGCTAAACATTCCTAAAGGAAGAAAAACAGTTACTGATAGTGATATAAAATACGAAGAAGATATAAGACCAAATCTACAATTACCTGTATCTACATTTGGTATTTTATTTAGAGATCATTTACTTAAAGAAAAAAACATAGATAGAATAAGCTCTATGGCTTTGGAAAATGCGCAAATAATAATAGAAGAACAACTAAGAATTTCAATAGAAAATGCCGATAATTGTAGAAAAAATTCTAATAGAAAAACATTATGTCCAAGAGATTTTGAATGTGTTAGAAGTTTAAAAATGTAAAGCTTTCTAAAACTAAAGTTTTATTTATAAAATGTTGAAATTATTATTAATGTATATTTTACCATTAATATTATTTATCATTATGGAAACTTACATACGAAAAAAAATAGTAGATAAAAGAAAAATAAGGTATTTCGAATCATCATTTGTAATTATGTATTTAATTTATATAATATTACTATCTAATAATATTGGAGTTTTTGCAATAATAGGTACATTTGTACTATCTATAGCTGTAATTTTCAAAAGTGAATTGGAAAATTTAGGAATAACATTCATTATGATGTTATTCCCTCCATTTTCACCTGCAGATATTGTGTCAATACCTGATGTATATGACAATTTAATTTTTAAAAAACTTGGATTTATAAGAACGTCTTTATACACATCAGATGGAAAAATTGTAATGGTACCAAATTCTATTTTGTTTAATAATACTATTGTAATAAAGTGAATATTCTAAACAGATTTAAGAGGTTTATAAGTTTCAACTTTTACTATTCCTCGTGTATCATGATTCAAATTCTTCTGAAGGATAAAATATTTTATACGATCTTGAATATTTTCAGAATCGATTACATCCATTTCAAAAGTGTAACTAAATATATCAGAACGTTCTAAGTTCAATACTTCTTTTATATTTTTCTGTTTCTTTTTTTGAATTTGTTGTGCAAGTTTAACTTCAACTAGTTTATATTTTTCTGTAGTATCTAACATTTCTTGTTTAGTAAATCCATGTACATCTGGATCTTTGTATGTATAATTGTTTTCTTGAAATAATTTATAAAATATTAACATATCGAAAATTTTCTTCAAATCTAATGTTTCTTGTTCTTTCTTTGGAATATCTCCAGTTCTAGAAATAGATTTTTTTTCACGAGGATCTATTGTACCAACGTAACTTTTTCTTGTTAATTTTATTTCTTCAATTATGTCATAAGTAGCTGTAAATGGTTCTGTAAATTCTAGACATCTACATATCTGTGTAAAAGCTTTTTTTGCAGCCTGTCCTGGAGTTTTTCCAAGAAATGTCCCTGGACTGAATGGATAGATATTTTTAGGATTTCCATTAACTATTTTTACTGAATTAATATCTATACTGAATTTTCTAGACATATTTGCTCGTATTTTTCAAAGACAAATCCTTAAAAATATAATTTTGATTGCAGATCAAAGAATTCGTAAATTGATTTACTTATTTAAAAATTGTATAACTTTTAAATTTTAGATAAATGATTCATAAATATAAATGAATCAGTTTAAAAATAATGAACAAAAAATGTTAGAATCTTTATACTCTTCAGATTATAAATTAAAGTTTCAAGAATGTATAAACAGTTTAAAATTAAAATATAATTTAAAAGATAAAATTATAATTGAATATGTAAATAAACAAATAGATGATTTTGTTCCATTATTAGAACATGTTTTTGTAACTAATAATTTACATGAAATTGAATCAAGTAAATTAACTAGCTTATATCAATTTTATCAAGAAGGTATTAGAATAAAAAACGTTATTAAATATTTACCTAATATAGAATTATTTGAATGCAATATACCTGAAAATCTATATAATTTTTTAATTAGTATTAATAATATATATGAAATTGGACCTTTCTTATTCCAATCTGTTAAAAATTTATTAGTTTTTAATATAAGCTTAAAAAATATTAAACTGAGATATGATAAATTATTTTATTTAGATGATCCAGTAGAATGGTATAAAAAAATAAATGGAAATATAGAACAATTCTTTTCAGAAGTTAAATATGATGATAAATATTTATTCTCACTTTTACAAAGAATAAGTCAATTTAATGAAAACTATGATCCAATTTTACAAACGTAATTTTTTATATAATAATAATCCACACACAGTGTGGATTTACATAAGTAAATAAAAGGACGTTAATTTACTCAAGAAAACTTTTAAACCTAGGTTTCTTAGGACCATTCAGTTCTTCTGGTACATAGGACACATGTGCAGGTTCATCACGTACCATATGTGGATTCGGAAACATGTTCCTGTTATTATGTCCACGGTTCTGTCCTCGATCGTTACGATCTTGTCGGTTCTGCCCTTGATTCTGTCCTCGATCGTTACGATCTTGTCGGTTCTGACCTTGATTCTGTCCTCGATCGTTACGATCTTGTCGGTTCTGACCTTGATTCTGTCCTCGATCGTTACGATCTTGTCGGTTCTGCCCTCGATCTTGTCGGTTCTGACCTTGATTCTGTCCTCGATCGTTACGATCTTGTCGGTTCTGACCTTGATCTTGTCCTCGATCGTTACGATCTTGTCGGTTATGAACTTGATTTTGTCCTCGATCGTTACGATCTTGTCGGTTCTGACCTTGATTCTGATTGAGACGTTGATCGATGAAATCACGATCATTTCTCAATCTTTGAAAATCTCTACCGTACTCTTCCTCATCGATAAAGCGAACATGTCGTCTATTTGTATCGGAATGCTGTGTACGTAGAATAGATTTCTGATTACCACCAGTCCTGTATGGTTTTATCATTTGTACATTTCTTTCATTTATATCACTCAGGGATACTGGCATCTGTGGCTTCTTATATGTATCCAGGCCAAACATATCAAGAAAAATATGAAACCATACTTCTAAATAAGAATTTGGATAACGTCCATACATTTTTGGAATAACAGTGTAGAAATACTGAATTATACATAAGAACGGTACAATACAGTAGAAAATAATTTTGATTACTGTACAGAGAAGTAGATATACAATTAGTACAGTTCTTTTTACAAACCACGAAATGAAATTGTAAATTTCTCGCAGACGTTGAAACATGATTGAAACAGCTGCTTTTCTAGTATCTTTAGAAGGTACAGCTGAGTATACTCGTAAAACTAATGAATGACAAAAATTACGAGTTTGAGCACTTAAAGTTAAACTTAATGTGCGAAAAAATGTTCGATATTCGTTTACTGATAACAACAACTTTGTTCGAACTGACAAATATGTGTTTTGGAAAATAGTCAACAAACTTATTAAACGAACTTGTAGTTGATGACTTAAAGAATGACAAGAATTCACAACTCTCTTCCAAAAAGCTGAGATTCCAAAAAAAATGACCTTGAACGCTTCTTTTAATACTAAGCAAACTCTATGGTAAACCAAAGTCATTTATGACATATAGTTATATCTAGAAAAAAAAAGTAAATTTTTAGAAAATCAAAGATTTTATCCTTTGAAAAGTTTAAATTAATTTTCAAGTTTTAAATGAGTAGAGTAACTAAACATATATTTCTTGGGTCTTATTATGAAACATTAGATGAAGATTTTATGAGAAAGAATCAGATAAAATATGTGTTAAATACAGCTAGTGAAATACCTATAAGTAGAAATCAAGTTATTACTATGCATATAAAATTAAATGATTCTCCATCACAATGTTTAATTTTGGATCCTGCATTACGATTTATAAATGAAGCTATATCAAGAAAAATGAATATATTAATTCATTGTCATCTTGGAAAATCTAGAAGTGCTGCTATCCTTATTGCATATTTAATTATAGAAAAAGGCATGACTTATAAAAAAGCTTTATCATTGATTACAAGATGTAGACCAATTGTTGATATGAATGAAGGATTTCAACAACAATTAAAAAATTTATCACTACGTATTTATAAAAAAATATAAATATATTCAACTGTATTTTTAATATAAAATTTATCAATACTTGTTAAATATCGAGTTCATTATATCCTAATATAAACTAACAATGGAATATATTGCAAAAAGCAATGTTCTTAAAAATCCTTACAATTTTGATATTTCCAAACTATCATTAGATAAACCAAAACCTAGTAAAAAAAATCAAGATAATTTTAGTTGTAGACTACGTTATGGTACAAATCTTGGAATTACTGTACTTACTCCTGGACAAGATACAACAGGATTTTATAAATCTCAGTATAACAATTCAGATTACGCAATTAGATATCTTAGAGAAACTGGTACTTCTCATGATGAAAACTTTGTAAATTTTATTGATAATTTTTATAATAAAACAGTAGAACTAATACTTAAAGATTCAAAAATGTATTCAGAAAAACTAGATCCATCAGGTCATAAACAAATAACAAAAGAAACAATTAAACCTTTTTATGAATTTCCAAATGAGAAAAATATAGATGGGAAAAAAACAGGTAAAAAGAATAAAGATGGTACATTACAAATATTTTTTAAAGTAACACTATCAGATGACAAATCATCACAAAAAGTAGTCGTAAGAAATATTGGTACTAAACAAGTTATAGATTTTAAAGATATAATTTCAACTGAAGAAAAAACAATTAAAGGTAAATATTATTGTGAAGTACACTTCTTTGATGTTTATTTCGGTGTTAACCCTAAAAATAATTATCTAGCTCAAATTAGAGGTCAAGTTACTCAAGTTTATTTTAATCCTAAAAAATTAAGTGATCATCTTTCATATATACTTGCACTAGAACAATTGGATGATACTCCAGAAAAAAATGATGACTCAGATCTTGAATCTGATAAACAAAGTGATATTGATACTAGAAACGAAGTTTATGCAAATGAATTAAAAAATATAAATGGTACTCCTAGCGTCATAGACGGTACCAAAGATCTTGCTGAATCAATTCAGAAACAAATCAGTTTTTAGATATATAATATAAATAACAAAATCATAAAAAGATTTTGTTAATAAATTTAAAATTATTAGGATGATTTTATACATGTAATTTATCAGGTTAATAGATTTTCAATGGAAAATTCACTTGAACCAGCAAAGCTGATGACAACTTCGTTGGAACCGGCTTTGCCGCTGACAACTCTGTTGGAACAAAGCTATAAAAATTTTATTGAACATATAAAACGTATAACTTCAAATGAAGTTCCAATGGGACATATAAAAAAACATGTAACTATTGCTATGAGAAGTATTCCTGATGGTTTTAATTTAGATTCTTATATTGAAAACTTACGTACAGAAGATATAGATGAGTATTTAAAATGTGTAATAGTAAATTCATTATATGCTGTTAAACTAACAGAAATAATTAGATTGGGAAAAATAAGATGTAAATTTGAAGTAGGTCCACATTTACCAGAAGTAATAACACAACATAAAGAAATTGAAATGGAAATTGTTTTAGAAATATATACATTTAGTATAAAATGTTTAGAGTATAATAAAAACTTTTTTCAAACTTCTGTATTTTTAAGAGAATATTTGATCGATTTATCAAAAAATCTTCTTCAAAATGATATTAAATGTCCAGGATGGTTACCTACAGAAAATTTAGAAATAATTAGAAAAGTTTATCTTGATGTTATAAAAATAAAACATAACTACGAACAAATTGCAAAACATTAATATGAAAATAGAAATTACATTGAATGATGAGATTATTAGTCCTAAACTAGATAACGATTATAACCAATATTCATCACAAACTAATAGTGAACAGTTTATATAAAAGAAACATAAAAATTTAAATATTTTTTAACATTAAACTCATTGTTACAATGAGTTTACACTTTCAAATAGTTTCAAAAAGTACTGGACTTATAATAGGTCCTAGTATGAAATTGTCTATGAAATCTTATGATAATTTTAGAGATTTCGTAAATGATGTTATATATGAATTTCCATTAAAAACTATTGATAAAGGAACAAAAGTATTTTTTAAACATTTAAATAATCAACAATTTAATTATGAAGATTGTGTTGAACTTTTAAAATTTTTAAATGCTATAGAAAATGAAGTATATAATGATTGTTTTAGATCATATCGTATACTTAACAAAGAAAGAATAGTCATTAATAATATGTCATATTTTAAATTAAGTAAACAAACAAAAATGTTAAAAGAAGAATCTGAACTTTTTGATAAATTTCTTTTGTATAAATATATTATTAATTTTGTAGTTTATAACAAAGATTCATATCTTGTTTGTTCATTGATAAAAAAATAATATGTTTATTATTTCTCTTACGATTATGTTATAATAATAGTAAATAATTAGAACTCACCTCCTCTTATAACCATCCATCCTTCTACTGAATTCTTTTTATTTTCAACTTTACACTTGATTAAAGGTTTACCAGTTTGTTTACAGAATTCATGTTTAAATTGAGGTTTAGTAACTTCACATTTAAGTCCTGGATATGAACATTTAAACCATTCTTTAAATTCTTCATACAATGTTGTAAACATTATGAATTCTTCTTGATTTTCATTAGTTGTATTTGTTAGAATAATTCTTTCTTCAATATATTTACATACAACATTGTTAGAATCTCTAAAAGCTTTTGTTGCGTTTATTATTTCATTACATGGATTGAATACTACATTTCCATTAAAATTATTTTTAATACAACATATAAATATTTTCCATAATAAACATGGAGCCCATTTATCAAACTTTTTATCTATATCTAAATCTATAGGGTATATATGATTTTTAATTTGTGCTTCAGTTGGATTTTCAATAAATTTGGATTTAAATGGTATAATTATTACTCTTCTCCATGTTGCTTCGTCACTTTGAGGAATTTTAGGTACTTCGTTTGCCATTAAAAATAATGTAAACATAAGTTCTATTTCACTACCTTCTTGATGTAAACCTCTAGCATATAGTTTATCATTACCTGTTAAACTTTTAAGAGCACCAATATTCATTACTTTAGCTTCAGTTTCTTTGATAAAAGCTATTCTTTTACCTACTACTCTTGAAAGTTCAGGCTTTGGAGCCGAAGATGATGACATATTATTTTGATAAATTATTTCTTGAGGAAATACTAATGAATAGTCTCCAAATGTTTTTTCAATAAGTGATACAAACTTAGATTTACCTGTATCTTGAGGACCTAAAAATATAAAAAAACATTTGTTTTTATTTGAAGCTGTAAGAGCTCCAGATAAACCTTCAGTAGTAGTACGTTGAATATCAGCATTTGGCATTAATCTATTATAATATTCTTCAAAATCTGAATAATCTTTAGAATATTGACAATCCATATCAAAATATATTCCAGTAGATAAAGTAATATAATCATCTGGACAACCATTTCGTAAAGTTTTAGTTTCTAAATCGAGTACACCATTTTCACAACCTATAAGATTTTTATTTGTGTTAATCAATGAAAAGAATTTATCATTTTCAAAATATCCTCTACATGCTTTTTCACATTGGTGAAGAAACCCCTCATTTTTTAAACTGTTCTCTAAAATTATTTTATTATTAAGATACATTTTCTTGAATTTATCACTATTCTCAGGATCATCGTCACAATCAGAAATCAACCTGCTGAATATATTATCTAGATTTTCAGATATATCTTTCAGTATCAAATTCTTAATAGAACTATCAGAACATATTATCCATCTATGTTTCAATTTACAAAATTTATACCATGAAGACCTTTTCGATCTAATATCTATAGCGTACAATATTTCTGCATGAAATCTATCATATATTATAGTAGCTATATCATGATGACCAATTCTAGATTTAACACATTTCATAGCAATTTCTGTATCAATTTGTTCAGAATTTATATCAAGTTTGCGAGAAATATTTTTAATCATTTGATCAAATCTTATATTTTCATATTCTTTTGGATTATCTTCTTGTAAATAATTAAATAAAGTTCCTATTGTTTTAGATTTAGTATAAAATGTTTTCCATTTTTCTTCACATTCACCTTCTTTAAATTTATGAGATTTTCTTGACCAATTTGTCCATATATCTAATCCTTTATCTAAACCATCAAAAATATTATACAATGTTATACCTATATCAATCCAATCAAAATAATTGTTGTATCGTTTTGGTAATAAATGATTTAAAATATTTGTAGTTTTAATTCTTTCTTCATCAATTTGAAGATCTTCCTGAGATCTAACTCTTTTCTTTTGTATAGGTCTAAAAGGTATACCATATATCAACCCAGAATATTCTTTATTAAGTGAAAGATCACGAGGAGTAAATTTATTTAAAGGACACAGGTTAAAATTTTTATCATATACTTTAGTTTGTTTGTATATTTTATTTGGATTTTTATTAAAGTTTACAGTCCAAGGTATATTACCAACTTTATCAACAAAAAACAATTTATCAAATTTATTAGAAAGTTTGTTTTTCAATTGTTCTACAAAATATGTATCTTGATATTTATTATATACAATCATATTTGGAAAAAAAATATGTATACCATCTTTAGATTTATCAGATGGAAATTCTTTTTCATGAACACAAGACATATAAATCATAGGATTTTTAGTATTTGGTTCACAATTATCAATTAATTCATGTATACATTTCAATATTTCTATTATATGTTGATCTGTATATAATCTAGTACCATTATTAACTGGTATATCAATATCAAATCGTAAAAGTGAATAATCAAACTGAGGATATTCCAATAATCCAATTGAACAATTATATTTTTCATAAAGATCCCAAAATTTATCTAAAGGTATATTATATTTCCCTTTTGGATTTATCGATTGAAAATTATGAAGACCTGATGTTTTACATTGAATTACAAGTTCATCTAAAGGATTTTTAATATCTAGTTTTACTTCCATAGAATCAAGTTTAATTTCTGTATTGTTGTTTTCCATTTATGTATTTTTAAGTAATATATCATTATAGTTTATTTTTCTTGTTATTTTTTAAATTTATGTTTGAAATGTAATAAAAATTTTAAGAAATTAAAACTTTAATTTTACATTAAACATGAATATTTTAGAAAATCAAGAAAAAACTGTACAGGATTTATCCTATAAATATTGTCTATTTAAAGAATACAATTCTGTAAATAATTTAGTCTTTATAAGAGATAACTATGGAAAACGAAAAACATGTATACAGTTTATAATAAGAAATAAACTGAAATGTATCACTTTAACAACAAATATTAAAAAATGGTCTTCATTTAATCATAATAATAATACTTACGATTTAAACAAATATATAAACTTTTATGACGAATATTCTAATAAAAACTGCTTTAATTGTGAGGTTTTTATATACGATAAAATTGAAATGCAAAATGAAATATGGAAATTAACTAATATGTTTAAAAAAGTATTTATAATAGTTCTTTCAAAAGTAGTTGATAATTTTATATTTTCTAAAGAATTAATAGAAAAATATTTAAGTATTCAAAATAATTTTTCATTTACAATAATATATCATAAAGTTATTCGATCAACAATTGATACCATTTCTTTATATGAAATTTCTAAACTTTTGAATTCAAATATATTTGTTAACACATTTGAAGAATTTATAATGTATGTAAATAGATTAAATTGGTTTAATGATTTAAATATTCCTGATGATATAAATCTTGTAGAAAAATTAAATAGTGATTGTAATATTTGTTCATTTAATTTTTCTAATAATAAGAAAATATTTTTATTATGTTGTAAACAATTTTTGTGTTATTTATGTCTTGAAAAATGGTATAAAGTTAGTTTAAGTTGTCCTTTTTGTAGATGTGATAAAAAATTATCAGTAATTATATCTGAAGATTCATTATATATAAGAATTTGTAAAATGTTAGAACAATTAATAAAAACTTTAAGTGGAAATATATTAATTATAACAGATGTTTTTATTAAAATTGAAACTACAGTTGAACAAATAAAAGTAACAGATTTAATTACAAATTTTAGTGACAATAAAATATATTTCGTTAAAACAACATTAATATTACAGATTAAAGATAAAATTTATAATATTAAACATATTATTTTATGTGAAAATATTGATCTTAAATTATTAAATCCATTTAGAAAATATAATCCTAAAATACATAAATTTATATATATTTAGTTGATTAATTTTTAAATACTACTTACTATTTTTCATTAGAACATCTGATGTTTGTAAGTTTGCAGATGGAGGATTTTCAGAGTCAGTTTGAATAATTTCATTAAGTAATTTTATACCAGATTTTGTATCTCTTGTTTGTAATACTCTAGAAGATGATATATTTAAAGTTCGTAAATATTCAGTTTGATTTATAAATTCAACATGAATACCTTTTAATAATTGTTCTTTATTTTTTGGAAATTCTAAGTAATCATATACATCATTTTTATAAAGAGTTTCATCAAAAGGAAGTTCTATATCACTATTTTTTTTATAATATTTTATAATAAATCCCATACCCGGTTGAATTAGAGAATATATTGAATCTATATATTCTTGTAAACTTAATTTATTTTCAACTGAAAAATTGAAACCATAATTTCCAGCATTTATATTAATAGATTCCATAAGTAACTTCATTTGATCATTATTAAATTCAATATGTTTATATATATCTTCTTTATGACTATAACTAATATTTTCATCTTTTAATTCATTTAATAAAGATAAATTGGATAAATGATCTAGTTCTTTTTTTAATTTATTATTAACACTAAATACCCAAGTTCCATTTTTCTCTATTACAATATTATATGGTTCTATTTCATAGCATAAAGCGGGATAATCTTGACCTGTAGGAGGATGATAAAATAAATCTTTACCATATACTTCTTTTCCTATATCTGCACGATGAGTATGAACTAATAGTAATCCACGATTATTTAGTCTATATGAAACTTGAGTTTTTGTACCAACAAAATATCTTATACCATCAATTGTTGCTACATTTTTATTATAATTAAAATGAAATATAAATCCTATTTCTCTAGGTTCATATACACAAGATTTTAATAGCTCTATTTGTTTTGCTTTTATTTTTATTATCATTTTATTAACACTTATATTTTGATAATTTATTTACATTGATCTCTACCTGAATTAAATAAATCATATGCAAGATCTATACTAAATTTAAAAGTTTCAAAAGGTAAAGTACATTTGAATTCTATTAGTTTATCATTTTCAGTTGAAAACATTATTTCATATTTTGTAATCATATTTAATAATTGCATAATTATAATTTTAATATCATCATAAGGATTTCTCACTGATAATATTTGTTGACAAGTTGATAATGTATAAATACCTAAAATATTATTTAAATTTAAATCTTTAGCTATTTTAATTGGAAAGGGACTAGTAATACATCCATCTATGTTAGTATCTGAATCGAAAATGTATGGAATAGACATAGTTTCCTCTACAGCTAATAAAATAGAAACATTTGGAGTTAAGTCATTTGAATAAATTACTGGACAATGGTTTTTTATATTGAATGCTGTTAGAATTAGATTCTTTCCTGTTCTAAGTTTAAATTCCGAAAATGTAGGACACTTATTAAAAATGTTTTTAAGTAAAAATTCTACTTCTGATAATATCTTTGTTTTATGTTGTGTTAACTTACAAGGAACTAAACTTAACATAGAGAAAAATATAGAAAAAGGTGAATAATTCAAACATAACATTAAACATATCATACCTCCTATACTACTACCTATATAATTTTCAATATATATAAGTTCATCCTTGTACATATCTAATATACCTAACATTCCAAAACCTCTAACACCACCTCCAGATAATACAAGAGTATTAAATTTCTTCATTTATTGTATTATTTTGATAAATTAAAACTTTTAATGTATTAAAAGTTTTAATATTGTACCATCTACGACGCTAGGAGTACTTCATTATAAATTGTATTATAATGAAAATGAATCTTAGTTTATTAAAACTTTTAATAAATTAAAAGTTTTAATATTGTACCATCTACGACGCTAGGAGTACTTCATTATAAATTGTATTATAATGAAAATGAATCTTAGTGAATTAAATAAAGTATTATTAGAATATAATTTTCCTTATAAATCTTTAAATTTTGGTAATATTAATATTAATTTAGTTGATAAAAATATCAATTTAGAAAAAATAATTGAACTTGCAGAGTATTTTAGACTTATTGCACCATTGTATATAATGTTTAAAACTAATACAATAATTTCATTTTGGAAATTACAATGTAACATTGAAAATAATAAATATAAAATAGATAAATTATTAGTTAATAAAAATTCAAAATATATTTTTATATTTACATCTATTATGTATACTAAAAATATAGGTCATGCAAACATGTTAACATACAATGTATCTAATAAAGAACTTGAAAGATTTGAACCTAGAGGTAAATACACAACTAGTATTCAAATGTATGAAGAAAATATAGATAATTTGATAATTAAGGCAACTAAAATACTAAAATATAAAACTTATAAAAAACCTTCTCAATTTATTAAAAATCCTTTTCAAATAGAAACAATTGAATTTTCAGGATATTGTGAATTTTGGTGTTATTTATATATGTTTATAAAAGTATACGATTTAGATATAAACATATTTCACGATAAACTTTTAAAATTTGAAAAAGAAAATGATATCTCAAGAGTAGATTTTATAAAAGGTTTTACAATGTATATGAAAGAATATCTTCATTACATTGTAAAGCAAGCTTTATTAATTCCAATTTCAAAATATATTACTATAAAATTTCAGAATATATTAAGAGATAAACAATTTATAGAATGTTTATCACATTTTGAATCTAATACAAATAAATGGGAAGAATATTATAAAAAACGTAATGTCATATTAATTACAATTGATAAAGGACAACTGTATAAACAATTAAACAATGAATTCATTTTGATACCTAAAGAAATATCTCTTAATGATGAATATAAAACATTCGCTCAATATAAAGAATTTGAAAAAACTTATATATGTTTGTACTACATGGATTATTACAAAGAAATGAATGAATTATTACAAACAAAAAATATTATAACTAAATTAATATTATATTATAATTTAGATGGATTAATTATAAAAAAAAATAATACTTTATATTTTGAAAAATTTTTAGAATAATACATATAAAATGGGAAGCTCGAGGAGAAGAAGACGACGTTATTCCAGGAGGTCTCGTCGAAGATATTCAAGTAGGAGATATTATGGTTGTCGTGCAGTCGCAAATAGATATTGCGATGAAGATCTAACAAATAGAGATATTGGATACGTTAGAAATAAATATGAATCATTATGTAGTAGGTTAGGCACACCTATTCCTAGATATGTTTATGGTCAAGCCTTTCCAAGATACCCGACTGTAAATGTTGTCCCTGGAGGTGGTGTTGGTACAAGTACTGGAACACCTAATACTGGTAGTGGTATACTACAAAATCCTACCGTTAAAAATAAATGGGAAAGTCAAGCTACTGATCATCCTCCTCCAACTGGGCCATATCAAGATTATCCAGTACCATCTACTACGCTAGGAGTACCACAACCAATACCTTATTATACAACACTACCACCATATACATATAGTAGGAGAACCTGGTGGTGATAATTTATTATCTTTTAATTTAATCATTATTTATAGTATATACTCTTAATTTATAAAACTAAAAAAATTATATTCTGTTGACTTTCTGAGTTTAATATTTATATTAAATATTAAATATAATATTAAACTTATTTAATATTATATTAAATATAATATTAAACTTATTTAATATTATATTAAATATTAAATATTAAACTTATTTAATATTATATTAAATATAATATTTAATATAATATTAAATAAGTTTAATATTATATTTAATATAATATTAAATAAGTTTAATATTTAATATTTAATATAACATTAAATAATACTAAAAGTTTTACAAATTAATAAAACTAAAATTAAAAAAAAATAGTTTTATAAATGGTGTCTTATGACAGTTTATCACTTAAAAAATTAAAACAGAAAGCACGTAGATGTAATATTAAAACTAATATAAGTAGACGTAAAATTACAAAAACTTTAAGATCTATTTCATCTTCAGATAGTTGTAAACGTAGTAGAAAATCTGTTCGTCGACGTAAGAGACGATCAAGTTCTAGAAGACGCCGCACTTCTCGTCGAAGGCGTAGTTCTAGACGCCGAAAGACGAGACGTTCGAGTTCGAGACGTAGACGAAAGACGAGACGTTCGAGTTCGAGACGTAGACGAAAGACGAGTTCGAAACGTAGAAGACGAAGATCTAGTTATAGACGTAGAAGTTATAGAAGAAGAAGTTATTATGAACCAGGTTATAGATATAGTTTAGGTGCGGGTCCTGAATCTGGATCTTCTACATCATATACTCCAATTACTAATACAACAACTGGAAAAACTACAAGAGAATCAAGTACTTCAACATAAATTTAATAAAATATTTTTTTTATTTTAAAAATGGTATCATATGAACATTTAACAACTAATCAACTTAAAAAACTTTTAGATTCTAAAAATCAAAAATTGAGTAGGCAACAAATTTTATCGAGATTATATTCTCATAGATCGAGAAATCGCAGATCTCATAGACGTAGATCAAGTAGACGTTATAGTTATCGATCAAGTAGACGTTATAGTTATCGACCAAGAAGATCAAGTAGTTATAGATATACATACACTCCAAAATATTATGCTGGAGCAACATATGTTGGTCACACTCCAGGAGGAACTCCATACTATAAATAAATTTTAATAATTTATTAGTATCATCGAAAATTTTGTTTTTAAATTACTCAGTAATTCATAAGTAAAAAAATTATTTTTCTTTATTCAAATATAGGCTAATAAAAATGGATACATTTCGAGAACTATCTGGATCATTTACTATTCTACAAGAACATGATAAATCTATAGTTTCTAAAGGAACTTGTATAAAATCTTCAGATTCAAACAAAATAAATGTTATAAAAAAAGAAATATTAACTTTTAATAAAAGTGACGATTTACAAGAAGTAAAAATATTAAAATTATTGAAAGGTGTAGATAATATAGTTCAATTTTTATATATAACTTCTTCAAAAGGAATAGTCTCAATATTTTTTGAACAACAAGAAGACACTGTAGATTTATTTGATTATTCTGTAGATAATGAAATACAAATAGAAAATATAATCTATATATTTTTGCAATTAATAAAAACTGTTAATGTTTTACAAAAGAAATATAGATTATTTTTATACGATCTTAAATTTGAAAATATGTTAATAAATATTAAAAACTTTAAACTAACATTGATAGATTTTGATGCAGCTTTTCAATATCCATTAACCAGTTCTTATAAATATCAATATTCATTAGATAAAGATTTTTTTATTTTTGAACATGATTTCTTTTTATACACTGAACCATATATTCCTCCAGAAATGGTTCCTACTTTGTTATCAATGGAACATAATAATTCACTAGAAAATAATATGTCATATACTAAAAAAAGTTTTGATTGGTCTCATGGAACTAGAAAAGTATATCCGAAATATTATAGTCAATGGCAAATTGGTATATTATTATATGAGCTTATTGAAAACATACAATTATTTTATGGAAATTCATATCAAATACTAGCTAAAATTAAACTTTTTAATTTTAGCTTTCTTAAATTTTATAAACTTAAAAATTATCCAGATTTAATTAAAATATTAGAAAAAATATTATATGTAGAACCCATTGAAAGAATTTCATTGACAAGTTTATACGATTTATTAAATGATTTTTATATATCAAACGCATTCGATATAAAATTAAATAAAAAATAAAGTTTAATATGTTTATTTCCACATATACACAAATATGTGGAAATTTAATAATTTTTAAATTAATCATCTTCTTTTACTTCAGACATTTCAGACCACTGTGTAATAATAGTTGGAAATTGTGTTCTTAAACAATCTTGAATTGTAAATGTTGACTCTGAGAAACATCCTTTATTATCAATCATACTTTGTAAAATTTCACTTTTCTGCATTTTTGAATTATCTGAAACTTTATTTTTAGATTTTAGTTTATCTATCTTTAAGAATTTTTTAGAATTCTGATCCAGCTTTGCTATCGACAACTTCGTTGGATCCAACGAAGTTGTCAACGGCAGAGCCGGATCAGATTTATCTGATAATAATGCATCTGCAAAACTTTGTTTATTATCAAAATTGAATCCTTGTGTATTATCTACATTACATGGTCCTGACATATGTCCCGTTTCTAGTTTTTCTTCTAAAAATTTAACCGATTTTTGATCAATAGTTCTATGAAAATATTCTAACGCTTCTTTAGATAATTCTTCTTGCATCATTTGAATATCTTCTGAATAATAAAGTTTAGAAGAACAATATAAAGTTTCAATTTTATTTTTTCTAATAGTTCTTTGTTTATCCCAATATTTATATAAAACCGTTATTCTAAGCCATATATATGTTGTAACATTTCCCTCTAGTCCATGAATATTCCAATGAAAATTCATTCTAAATCCATTACTATTACAAAAATCTAAAAGTTGTTTATATGATTTATGATATGGTGAAAAATTTAAAGGATTTTCAAATTTCATTTGTATTTTTTATTTAATTTACCTTAATACAAATTATTTAAGATAAGTAGATTGATATCATTGTAATTTGTTTAAAACAAATTTACAGAAATAGATTATTATAGATTAATAATGATTCACAATTTAAACATAAATTGTTACTATCTTCACATGTTACAAGTCTAAATTCATGTTTAACAAATTTTTCAATTTTATTTAGTTTTTCTGTTATATCTATGAGAGTTCCAATTGTATAAGCTATATTGAAACCTGAATTAATTAATTCTAATAAAGTTTCTGAAATATTTCTCAATAAAATTATGTCTCTACCATAGTACCTAGGAAGAATTTGAAGATATTTCTTACAGTAACATTTATTATTATAACTATGACTAAAATATATAAAATCATGAACATTTACACAATTATCATAATTTTCAGGTAATTTATTTATAATTCTATTGTGTATATTTGTATATATTTTATCTTCGAGTACGAATAAATATTGTTTATATTTAATAATTCTTTCTTCAGATTGATCTTCTTTAATATATTCAATTAATTTAAGTATATTATTAATATATTTTTGTATGATTTCATGAACAAACATGTTTTCTATGGATAAATTTAAACTAAGTATTGTAAATTTTATAAACAATGACATTTGATATTCAAGTAGGAGATTTCATTTATTGTATTTGGTTCGATGATGCTTGTTATTATATAAGTGAACTAGAATTTAAACAATATGAAATAACTGAAGAAAATATATCAGTTATTAAAAATATAATTACATTTATTCAAAATTATTCACGTTGTAAATTGGATGTAGGTCTTGATAATACTCTTGAGATAATTTGGAAATTATTGGATAAACCTGAGTATCTCTATATGCACATATATAACAATATTACAGCACCAGAGTTTTTATTATGTCATTTTAAAACTAAAAAACAATTTGAAATAAGTGTAGTATCAGATATAGACCTTACAGATACAACAACAGAATCTGAATATACTACGAATAAAAATGTTCCTGCTTTAAAAACTTTGTTACATTTATTTAAGAAATTCTGGAATTATCAAACATAAATTTAAGCTATAAGTTAATAAAATCACTGTAAAGGCATTATAGACATTACTGGACTTCTAAAATATTCTTTCATTTCATTTTGGTTTTGTGTATAAAATATAGGTACCTGTTTAATATCTCTAATACAATAGTCTAATTCTTTTTTAAATCCTATAGGACATGTATTTGCATTTTTCAGTTTAAACGTTAGCCCTTTATTATATCGTATTTCATTGAGATTCATCATCATAGGATTAAAATTATATGTTCTTTTTTGTATATAAGGTCTATACAAAGGATCTATAAAATTAGGAGAATAATAATCCTGAAAGTTTTGAGTTACGTCCATTTATAATAAAAAATAGTTTAGTTATATATATTTTTAAAAATGACAATGAATGTAGATTTAAAAGATAATAACAACTATGAAGAAATATTTAAAAATCAAGTTTTATATATGCTTCAAGATATTCTAGATGCAGTTGTTCTTACATCAGATCAAAAAAAAATTATACAAATAAGTATGTTATATGTAATGCAAACAAGTTCGCTTAAAATTATAGAATATGTTGAACCGTATATTAATATTGATACTTCTACAATAAGAGATGATCCAAATATTTTATTTAAAATATTGATAGAAAATAGAGCCCCAATTAAAATTATTAAAGATATTGTTAATAATATGACAGATGAACATAAAGATACTATACAAAAATATGGAGAATATCTAAAATCTATATATCAATCATGGAAAAAAAATCAGTAAATAAATACAAGTTTATTTCTATGTAAATGTGAATTAATATTGTAAAAACGTTTATCTAATTGATACCAAATAATATTATAAAAATCATTTATATATTTATTAACTTTATTTTTAGTTTCAAAATCTGCATTAATATTTACAAATGGATCTGGATTTAAACTAACTACATAATATTTATCTAGATGAAGAAATTCAATGAATTTATTCTTTGTAACATTCATATTATCTTTTGGATTGTATAAATCAAATGAAGGCATGTACAATTGTACAGCTTTTTCTACATCATTATTTTTATTATATTCATCATTTAGTATACCAACTACTCCATATGAATAACCATATAATCTAAACCAACTATAAATTACACAATAATTTATATTCATAAAACAGAAATTAAAAAATTCTATTTCTAATGAAATTTTATCAATAAGAGTATGTATATCTAAATATACTATAGTATATTTTGAATCTTTACATAAATTACTCCAACTTCTGAGTGGAAAATTATATATAACTTCAAGATCTGCAGACCATGCATCTATAAATTCTGTGTATATAATTTCACGATTTGAATATCTACCTACAACATAATACATATCTTGACCGTTTATTTGATTTGTATATATAAGATCACCAAATTTTATATCTGCAACTACTACAATGTTATTTTCTTTTACATATTTTTCTTTTGTTTCTTGTAAATTTGAAAATAATTGGTTACTTTCTTCAATATTTAAAAATTCGTGTTTATGAATTTTTGGATAAGGATATGTAGGTTCACGAATATTTTGTGCAAGGATATCACAAATTTCTGTGTTAGATATTTTAGAATAAATTAATTCTAAAACTGGATCTTTTCTTTGTGCAATCATATTTTTAGCATATTGATAAATTTCAGATTTCTTCATTGTATATAGATTCATTTTTTATAGTTGATAATGAATAATAAATTTACTTTTATCTATTAATCTAATAGATATTTACTATGAATAAAAATTTAGACTATAAAGGTTTTGTTAACTTTTTATTGATTAAAAATATAATAAATAATCAAACTGTTAGTAAATTGGAAAATGATATATACTTAGAAACTGAAGAAAAGAAATTAATATCTTTATTTAAAATATTAACTGATGAACAACATTCATATGAAATTCATGAATATTGTCATAATATAAATACTTATGATTTATTAGATTTATTTGATGAAGTCCAAGAACCGTCTACGACGCTGACAACTTCGTTGGAACCGTCTACGACGCTGACAACTTCGTTGGAACCGTCTACGACGCTGACAACTTCGTTGGAACCGTCTACGACGCTGACAACTTCGTTGGAACCGTCTACGACGCTAGGAGTACCAATAAGTAAAAATAATAAAATAAATGAAAATACTATTAATGAATTATATAATCAAGTACAAAATTTAATTAATAATATTTATAGTCTTGAAGAAATTCCAAATTATGATACTCATTTAAATAGTTTTTTAAAATTTAAAGAAGAACTTGAAAAGATTAAAATGTTTTAATACTGTTAATATTTATTTCAATTATTACTTAATTTCAATTATTAAGTAATATCATTATTTCAATTATTAATTAATTTCAATTATTAATTATTACTTTATTGTTTTTTTTAGATAATGTTTAAATCTAACATTAGAAAATATACCTTTTAATAATCTAACACATATTTTTTGTATTTTATATCGACTTGGAGGTAATATAATTTCTTTGTGATAATTTTTTTCTTTATGATATACTCCGCTAATTAAATGCTGTGATACATCATTCACAATTGATGATTTTTCTACTCATTTTTTTATTAAATAAATTATTTAGCAACTGATGGATCTAATCTTACAAAGAGAACACGTGATAATGGTACTTTAGTTCCATAATACTGTTTTAAAAATTGAATAACTTTACAATTTCCATACATTTTTTCAAAGTTATTTTTAACTTCACCAGGTTTTGCTAATGGTTTATTAGTAAACAATACATTATAATCGATACTATGATCTATATATTCTCCGAAATAATCATCTTCAAGAATATCTACAACTGTTTCTGCATCATCTACAAAATTAATTTTCAAATATTCAGCAGAAAGATCAAATAATTGTTTAACTTCAGAATGTAATTCTGAATTGATAACTATAAATGCTACTCCCCAGAAAATATGTAAATGTGTAAACATAGACATAAGTATAAAACCCATATCGAATGGAAATACTATGGGTTTAATTCTTTCAATAATCTCTCTTTTATATTTTGACAAATCTGCAAAAGCAATGCATCCATCATGAAAAGTTTGATACATTTGAAAATATTGAAATGGAAATCTAAAAATAGTAAAATCTGAAGGTTGTATATTTTTTTGTTTTCCAGTTCCAGGAACTACAACTTTTCTACTATGTTTAAATTGAATATATAAAGGACAATGACCTATTTTAGGATCAACATATTGTACTACATCACCTTCTTTAAGATCTTTATATATATTTTTAGTTCTAATGAAATTATTATAATGTTCTCGTATAGATGCGTTACTAACATTATAATAATTTTTACCAATTACATCATAATCTTCTTCTTCTAATGGATAAATTGTAGCTTCTTTTTCTGAAGTTAAAAAGTTTAATGTATGAAAATCTTTACCCCAATCTTTAGAAGCACTAAGTTGTAAATCTGGATCTGCTATCCAACCTTTATTCATATCTCCATAAATCTGTTTAAACATAGTAAAATTATCTGATTGAGTACCAGAATATCCTAAACTATCCATAACTTTTTGAAGACATTCTCCGTCACGAATATTTCCATATAAAATCTTTTTAATTGAATCAGGATCATAAGTTCTTAGAGGGATTGCCATTTTTATCTTCTAAAAATAATTAAAATAAATTTCATAAAGTTTAAAAATATATATTTTATATATTTTTAAACTTTATGAAATTTATAATAATATTTATATTTTATATATTTTATATATTTATAATATTTATAATATAATATTTATAATATAATATTTATAATAATATTTTATATATTTTATATATATTTTATATATTTATAATATAATATTTATAATATTTATAATATAATATTTATAATATTTATAATAATATTTTATATATTTATAATATTTATAATATTTATAATATAATATTTATAATATTTATAATAATATTTATAATATAATATTTATAATATAATATTTATAATATAATATTTATAATAA